CCTATGCATAGTGAAATTGCAAAAAGAAAGATTAGTGAAGGTAGAATGGGTATGAAATTTGGTAAAGAAACTTGTAGTAAAATGAGTTTATCTAGAAAAGGAAGAAGGTGGTGGAATGATGGTGAGAAAACGAAGTTATGTTATGAATGTCCCGGTGATGGTTGGGTCTTGGGGAGACCAGGACACTTGATAAACTGACCCACCTCACAAACTTTTGGAACTCTCGCGCTTTATAATATGAAAATAACGCACAAGCAAAATGCCCGTCAATCACGAAATCAAGTCGCAACTTGCTAAACTGCTTGCTACCGAAGATCTTGTGGTCGAGCACAAGAAGGTATCCACTGCTTGTTTTAATGTTCATACTCGCGTTCTGACTTTGCCTTTGTGGGAAAAGGCAACTAATATTGTATATGATCTTTTGGTGGGGCATGAAGTTGGACATGCTCTTTTTACGCCCGATGAGGATTGGTTGGAAGAACATAAAATTCCTCCTCAGTTTGTGAATGTGGTTGAGGATGCTCGTATCGAAAAACTGATGAAGCGTAAGTATGCTGGACTTGCAAAGACTTTTTTTAATGGTTATAAAGAACTGAATGAAGATGACTTCTTTCAGATTGAGGAAGAAGATATTTCTACTTTTAATCTTGCCGATCGTGCAAATCTCTTCTTTAAAATTGGGAATTATACTTACATTCCTATTGAGGATGGCGAAGAGAAAGAAATCATTAATCTGATTTCTTCAACCGAAACTTTCGCAGACGTTCTGGTTGCTGCTGAAGAACTTTACAAGTACTGTAAGCAAGAAAAAGAACAGCAACAAAAGGTTGCTGACTTCGATTCTCATGAAATTAAAGGAGAATCTCAGTCTCCTGCTAATGAAATCGTGGAAACCAATGACTCCTCTTCAGAGCAAGATCGTGAGAGTGATAACTCACAACCTAAGGAAGATGATGTGTCTTATGGAGGAACGGCTCAGGGAGATCAAACTCCAGTGAAATCTTCTAATGAAGAGAATGAACCTGAAGTTCGCACTGCTGATTCTTTGGAAGAAAAGATTCGCGACCTTGTTGGGAACGATGCATACGAAAATAATTATGTGGAAATTCCTCAACTAAATCTAGATACTGTAATTGCTAAGAATTCTGAAATTCATAAGGATATTAATTATTCTTTTGCTCATCAACAAAAAATTCATAATGAGTGGTCTGACGAAAAGAATTTTCCTGCAGCAAATCTCTATAAAGAGTCTGATACTGAGTTTAAGAAATTCAAGACTTCTGCTCAGAAAGAGGTCAACTATCTTGTAAAAGAGTTTGAGTGTCGTAAAGCAGCAGATCAGTATGCTCGCACATCAACTTCTTGTACTGGCGTTCTTGATACTGCACGTCTCCACACCTATAAGTATAATGAAGACCTGTTTAAGAAAGTTTCTGTAATTCCTGATGGTAAGAATCATGGTCTGGTGTTTGTATTGGACTGGAGTGGTTCTATGTGTGATGTGATGCTTGATACCTGTAAGCAACTCTTCAATCTGGTGTGGTTCTGTAAGAAAGTTTCTATTCCTTTTGAAGTATATGCTTTTACTAATGAGTGGCGTCGTGGAGAGTATGATTACGAAAACGATCGCTATATCGCCGCAGATCGCACTCCTCACTATGAAAAGAAAGAAAATCTTCTAATTATTGATGAGACTTTCTCAATGATGAACATTCTTACCAGCAAAGTAAATAGTAAGGAACTAGAACATCAACTTCTAAACATCTGGCGTCTTGCTTATTGTTTTGGTAGGACTCATCAATCTCCTTATACTTATCCCAATCGTTTGAGTCTTTCTGGCACTCCTTTGAATGAAGCATTAATTTCTCTTCATCAAATTCTTCCTAAATTTCAAAAAGAGAATAAACTCCAAAAAGTTCAATGTATTGTTCTAACTGATGGAGAAGCGAATCAACTTACTTTCTATAGAGAAGTGAAGCGTCACTGGGAAAAAACACCAAGTCTTGGTAGTGGTTATGTTAATTCATATAATACTCTTCTTCGAGATCGTAAACTTGGAACTACCTATAAAATCAATGAAGGATATCATGGATTTACGGATACTCTCCTTAATAATCTAAAGGACAAGTTTTCAACTACAAACTTTATTGGTATTCGTGTTCTTGAAAGTCGTAATGCTAGTCGATTTATTCAACTTTATCATTCTCAACTTGATAAACAGTATGAAAAAATCCAGAATGACTGGAAGAAACTGAAGAGTTTTACTATTACCAACTCTGGTTATGATGCATATTTTGGAATGTCTGCAACTGCACTTTCTCAGGAAACTGAGTTTGAAGTTGCTGAGGATGCTACTAAATCCCAAATTAAATCTGCATTTGTAAAATCTCTTAAGACTAAAAAACTAAATAAGAAAGTTCTTGGTGAGTTTATTTCTTTGGTAGCATGAAACAAAAATTTCCATTTGAACACGTAGTAAAATATGACACTAAAGAAGTCTGGATTAAATGTAATAGCAGCACGATTGCTATGGGAATCACTGCTTTAGTAAATAAGTATTATCCAGGTTATACTGGACATATTGCTAGTGCCGACTACCTTGAGGAACTCAAGAACCAGTTGGCGAACTGACCTCTGGGTGTCCTTGTGACACCCTTTTCCGTTTATAATGACTATGTTGAAACGAAACACACATGGCACTCTCTTCTGACTACATCCGCACTTCCCTCCAGGCACTCTATGGCAATAACGTTACTGGTGCTGATATTCGTGCTTGGTGTACTCTGAATGACTCTAATTATCAAACTGTCACTAAAAAACTAGATCAGTTTAAAGTTGGTCGTGGTAAGTGGAATCTTGAAGTAACTCAACAAAAGGTAGAAGAAATCGAACGTACTTTCCAAGCACCCGCAGTGGTTCCTCCAGTAGAACAAAATCTCATTCCTGAAAAAGATGATACCTTCGTCAAGTTTGGTAACTTTGCTGATATTAAAAAAATTATTCAGTCCCGTCTCTTTTATCCTACGTTCATTACGGGTCTTTCGGGTAATGGCAAAACGTTCTCGGTGGAGCAAGCTTGTGCTCATCTTAAGCGTGAATTGATTCGTGTAAATATTACAATTGAAACTGACGAGGATGATCTGATTGGTGGTTTCCGTCTTGTGAATGGCGAAACTGCTTGGCACAACGGTCCTGTTATTGAAGCCCTTGAGAGAGGCGCTGTTCTTCTTCTTGATGAGATTGATCTTGCTTCTAACAAAATTCTCTGCCTACAGTCGGTGCTTGAAGGTAAAGGTGTTTTCCTGAAGAAGATTGGTAAGTTTGTTAAACCAGCTCCTGGTTTTAATGTAATTGCCACTGCAAATACTAAGGGTAAGGGTTCTGATGATGGTCGTTTCATCGGCACCAACGTTCTCAATGAGGCATTTCTTGAGCGTTTTCCTGTGACATTTGAGCAGTCCTATCCTGCACCCTCAACTGAGCAGAAAATTCTGGAAGGCATTGCTTTGGATATTGGTGTGGAAGACCGTGAGTTCTGCAAGCGTCTAGTAGACTGGGCAGACATTATCCGCAAGACATTCTACGATGGTGGTATTGAGGAAATTATCAGCACCCGTCGTCTAGTTCATATCGTTCGTGCTTACAGCATCTTTGGTAACAAAGCAAAAGCAATCGATGTTTGCACTGCACGATTTGATGATGAAACCAAGACTGCATTTATCGAACTTTATGATAAGGTGGATGCTGATTTCCAACTTCCCGTTGACGAACATGAACCAAACTGATAGAATATGATGAGGTAAATGTGCCTCCCGTTTTTGTCCTTTACTATGAAAAAAATGTCTGAAAACTCAGAGAGTACCTCTAAAAATATTACTCCAAATCCATTTCCGATATCTCCGCCTTCGTCAATGTCATCTTCATTTAAATCGAATGATACAATTTATTTTTCTGGAGCACAGGATTTTTGGGAACATGATGGCATCAGTTTGACTGGAAATCCTTTTGCCTCACCTGACACTATTACTTTTGATTATAAAATGCCAAAAGATACAAACAAAAATGGATTTTGGAAATACAATGAAGACAAAATTCTAAAGCAACTTGAAGAGTATATTGCAAGTACTTATAGTCAACATTATGTTGATAGAACTGGTGGTGGAACCGAACAAACACTTGATAAAATTAAGCATAATCGCCGTGAAGGATTTTGTGCAGGTAATGTTACCAAGTATATTGATAGATATGATACGAAAGGGACACCTCGCGCAGATTTGTTTAAAGTTTTGCATTATACAATCCTTCTGATTAACCACCTTAACCTTGTTGAAAATAAGTGATGAAACTTTCTGACAAAACTCTGACTCTTCTTAAAAACTTTTCTTCCATTAATCAGTCTATTCTGTTTAAAGAAGGTAATTCTTTGCGGACTATTTCTGTGATGAAAAACATTCTCGCAGAAGCAACAATTGAAGAAGAACTTCCCAAAGATTTTGGTATCTATGATTTAAATCAATTTTTGAATGGACTTAATCTCCATCAAAATGCTGAATTAGATTTTAAAAATGATGGATACGTTGTTATTAAGGAAGGCAAGTCTCGCTCTAAGTATTTCTTTGCTGATCCTAATGTAATTATTACTCCACCAGATAAAGACATTGCGCTTCCTTCTGAAGATGTTTGTTTTCTTCTTGATACCAAAGAACTTGACAAACTTCTTAAGGCTGCTGCTGTTTATCAACTTCCTGATCTGTCTGTGGTTGGTGAAGCAGGTGTGGTAAAACTGGTGGTTCGTGATAAGAAAAACGATACTTCTAACGACTTCTCCGTGGTTGTTGGTGAAACTGATGAAGTGTTCTCTTTCAACTTCAAGGTAGAGAACATCAAAATTCTTCCTGGCAATTATGAAGTGGTAATCTCAAGTAAACTTCTGTCACGATTCAAGAATACTGGGTTTGATGTAAGTTATTGGATTGCTTTGGAACCTGATTCTACATTCGGATGAATATATTCGTCACATCTCCATTTCCTGCAGAGAGTGCCATTTGTCTCCCCGACAAGCACATCGTTAAGATGCCATTAGAGTGCTGTCAAATGCTCTCTATTGTGGCATCAGAGAAGTGGGGACATGGTTACGGCACTCTCCCTAAAGCAGATGGAACCCCTTATAAAACTGACAAAGGAGCATTTCGCAATCATCCCTGTACCAAGTGGGCAATGGAGAGTATCCATAATGCCTACTGGTTAATTAAGTGGGGACTGAACTTGTCCGATGAATACTGTCTGCGGTATAATAAAACTCACTCTTGTTATAAAACCCTAGTAGATGCATACTATTTGTTTCCTAAGGGTAAAATTACAGAAGTGACTCCATTTGCTCGTGCTATGCCTGAGGAATGGAAGTTTGACGACACTATTGACACATTTGAAGCATACAGAAAGTATATTGCATCCAAACCTTGGGTGTCTGAAAACTATCTTCGTATGCCACAACGTAAACCTGATTGGGTCTAAATTATGACAAGTGAATTCCTTTTTGTGGAGAAATATCGTCCTCAAGTAATTGATGATTGTATTCTCCCTGATGAAACTAAAAAAACATTTAAGGAGTTTGTAGAGAAAGGTGAGATTCCAAATCTCCTTCTTGCAGGACCTCCTGGTATTGGTAAAACTACTATTGCTAAAGCATTATGTAACGAGTTAGGAGCAGATTATTATGTCATCAACGGATCCGACGAAGGACGTTTCCTGGATACTGTACGGAACCAAGCAAAGAACTTCGCTTCGACCGTCTCACTTACGGGATCTTCTAAACACAAAGTCATCATCATCGATGAGGCGGATAACACAGGCAACGACGTACAACTCCTACTACGGGCAAATATTGAGGCATTTTATAACAACTGCCGCTTCATCTTCACCTGTAATTACAAAAACAAAATTATTGAGCCTCTCCATTCCCGATGTGCTGTCATTGACTTCACCATCAAAGGGAAGCAAAGAGTTCAACTTGCAGGTTCTTTCTTTCAACGACTTCAATCAATCCTGGATGCAGAAAAGATTGAGTACGATCAAAAAGTCGTTGCTGAATTGGTATCAAAGCACTTCCCAGACTTTCGTAGAGTCCTTAACGAGTGTCAAAGGTACGCTACGGGAGGAAAAATCGACTCGGGCATTCTTGCATCTTTCTCTGACATCTCTGTAAATGAACTTGTCAAAAATCTCAAGGACAAGAACTTCCCAGAAGTTCGAAAGTGGGTGGTCTCCAACTTGGACAACGATGCTTCTCATTTACTTCGCAGGGTTTATGACGCCTGTTACGATTGCCTTCTGCCCCAATCTATCCCCGCTGCCGTTCTTGTTATTGCTAAGTATCAATACCAATGTGCGTTTGTTTGTGACCAAGAGATTAATCTCTTAGCAGCATTAACAGAGTTAATGGTTGAATGCGAATTTCGTTAAAGTAATAGTTACCTCCTATAAATAAAGGTGGTAATATTAATATTTAAAAAAATGAAGTTAAAAAGATCTCAATACGAACACACTACTCCAACCGAAATAGAACTTGCTTGGGTATCTGGAATATGGGAGGGAGAGGGGTGTTGGGAATATAAAAAACCAAGAGTAAGAAATTACTCTAATGGTAAAACTTACACCCAAAGTCCAGAATTGCGAATGTCTATTCAAATGTCTGATGAAGATGTTGTAGATCGGGTTGCTAAAATTATGGATAATAGAAGTGTAACCTATACTCACGTTCCTAGTAAAAAAGAAAAAGGATGGAAACCGCTTTATACTTTTTCTATTAGAGGAAAGTCTGCTGTATTGTGGACTAATCTTATGAAACCATATCTTGGTAAAAGAAGATTAGAAAAAATTGAAATGATTTATGAAAACATTGACACTGAATTAGTATGGCTAACTTAAAAGCACTAAAAACTGCCTTGCGTTATCCCGGGGGCAAAAGTAGAGCAGTCGCTAAAATGGATCCTTACTTTCCCGACCTTCGCAACTATGATGAATTCAGAGAACCATTTCTTGGTGGAGGAAGTGTTGCGATTTATATCACTAAAAAGTATCCTGGATTAAATATTTGGGTAAATGATTTATATGAACCTCTTGTAAACTTCTGGCAACAACTCCAGATGTTTGGGAATGATTTAAAAAACGAACTGGTTGATTGTAAATCTGCTTACAATACTCCAGATTTGGCAAAAGAATTGTTTCTCAAATCAAAAGAGCACATTAACGATCAAAATGTATCAAATTTTGATCGTGCTGTAGCTTTTTATATTGTCAATAAATGTTCATTTAGTGGTCTTACTGAAAGTTCTTCATTTTCACCTCAGGCAAGTAATTCTAATTTTTCTGTTCGTGGAATTGAAAAACTACCAGAGTACTCTAAACTTATTGAGAATTGGCGTATAACTAATTACTCCTATGATTATCTGATGGATGGAGACAAAGGTGCTTTTATGTATCTCGACCCTCCTTATGATATTAAGGATAATCTCTATGGGCGTAAAGGATCAATGCATAAAGGATTTGATCACGATAAGTTTGCTGCTGATTGCGACGCTAATAATATGGATCAGTTGATTAGTTATAATTCTGATCAACTTGTAAAGGATAGGTTCAAGGACTGGAATGCCGCTGAGTTTGATCTGACTTATACGATGCGTTCCGTTGGCGAATATATGCGAGAACAGAAAGGAAGGAAGGAACTTTTATTGTTCAACTATAAATATGAAAAGGATGTAGTTGAAGAGTATGGGTCCGAAGTTAGTGGGATACACTCGCAACAACAAACTTGAAATGTGTGCTTGGCAAAATCCAAAAAACTGGACACAAGAAGAAGTTGATATTTGTATCAAG